GGAGGGCGTGGCGCATCTTTTTGAACGCCAGCGAGTGCAGAACCGCGGCGTGCCCTGGGGCGTCCCTGCAATGCGGGCTTTGCGCGAGTTGGGTGACTGGCAGACCGCCGAACTGGTGCGGAAGAAGATCGAGGCCTCGATGGTGGGCTTCGTCTTTGGCGCTGACGAGGATCAGCAATCCATGGCACCGGTGGTGCAGGATGCCGACGGCAACCGGATCGAACAGTTCGAGCCCGGGCTGATCGGCTATGTCCGCAACGGCAAGGACATCAAGTTCAACACACCCGCCTCGACCTCGGGCATCTACGAATGGAACCGGGTGCAGCAGCACATCATCTCGGCCGGGTTCCGCGTGCCCTACGAGCTGATGACCGGCGACTTGAGCCAAGTGAACTTCGCCTCCTCCCGCGTCGGCCTGCATGAGTTCCGCCGGATGGTGGAGGCAGTCCAGTGGCAGGTGGTGATCCCGATGTTCTGCCAGCGCATCTGGGATTGGGTGATGGAGGCCGCCTGGACGGCCGGTGCCCTGCCCCAGCCCGAGATCGCCGTCGAATGGGCCCCGCCCCGATTCGAAAGCGTGAACCCGTTGCAGGACGTGACCGCCGATCTGATGGAGGTCCGCGCCGGGTTCTCGACCCCCGCCCAGCAGATCGCACGGCGCGGATATGACCCGCGCGAGGTCGTCGAGGAATGGCAGAAGTATGCCGCCCTCTTCGATCAGCTGGGCCTGATCTTTGATGCCGATCCGCGCCGCGTCAGCCGCGCGGGTCTGGCGCAAGCCGTGGACGCAAGCGGCACTCCGCCCCCCGACGAAAGGTAATCCCCCATGCCCTCGGAAACTTTGAACCTCCCGCCGATCACGCGGGAGGCCTCGCTTCGGCTTGTCCGTGGCGAGGGCGACGACATGACAATCGACGTGATCTGGACGACCGGCGCGACCGTCCAGCGGCGGCGTTATGAAGGCTGGGATGATGTCGTCGAATATGACGAGGAACTGGTCGTCACGCCTGGCGCAGTCCGGATGGATCGCCTTAACGCTGGTGCGCCGTTCCTGGACTCGCACCGATCCTGGGGGCTGGAATCCGTGGTGGGCGCTGTCCTGCCCGGCACGGCAAGGATCGAGGGCGGCCAGGGCTTTGCCCGGGTGCGGCTGACCTCGGCACCGGATGCCGCCCCCATCGTGCAGCGGATCATGGATGGCACGGTCTCGGCGGTCTCCGTCGGCTACCGCGTCCACCGCTACGACATCACCAAAGCCCAAGGCCAGCGCGAGCTTTGGCGCGCCGTCGACTGGGAGCCGATGGAAATCTCCGCCGTCGCCATGCCCGCCGATCCCGGCGCGCATATCCGCAGCACCGATCCCCGCCCCGAAACCCTGACCCCCTGCCTCCTCACCCGGGCCGACGCGCCCGCCCCTTCCCCGAACCAGACGAGGACCACCATGCCCGAGACCCAGATCCCCGAAACTGATGCGCCCGCCGAAACCCGCGCCGCGCCCGTCACCCAAGCGGCCGCCGATCCTTCGCCTGACGCCATCCGGACGGAGGCGAACCGTTCCGCGGCCGAGGTGCTGGCGCTCTGCGAACGCCACGCGCTGGGCGCAGGCTTTGCCGCCGATTTGATCCGCCGCGGCCTCTCCCTCGATGCCGCCCGGGCCGCGATCCTCGACAAGCTGGCCGAGGCCGATGCGCCCGCTGCCCGGGGTTCGGAGCCTGTGGCCGCGACCGCCCGCGGCACCGGCGCGGCTGACACCGCCTATCGCGACGCCATGTCCGAGGCGCTCCTGCACCGCCACAACCCCGGCCGGGCCCAGTTGACCGATCGCGCCCGCGAGTTCCGCGGCCTGACCCTCCTCGAACTGGCGCGCCACGCCCTTGACCGGCGCGGTATCGCCACGCGCGGAATGTCGAAGATGGAACTGGCAACCGAGGCCCTGATCGGCCGTTCGGGTCTGCATTCGACCAGCGACTTCCCCCTGATCCTGGCCAATGTCGCCAACAAGACCCTGCGCGCGGCCTATGACACCACGCCCCGCACGTTCACCGCCTGGGCGCGGCAGGCCGTCATCACCGACTTCAAGCCAGTCGCCCGCAATCAGCTTGGCGGCGCGCCGGACCTGCTGCGCGTGCCGGAGTCGGGCGAGTTCACCTATGGCACGATCGGCGAAAGCCGCGAAGTCTATGCGCTGGTGACCTACGGCCGGATCGTCGGCATCACCCGCCAGACCCTGATCAATGACGACCTCGATGCCTTCACCCGCATCCCGTCGGCCTTCGGCGCCGCCGCGGCCGATCTCGAGAGCGACCTCGTCTATTCGATCTTCTCGACCAACCCCAACATGGCCGACGGCAACCCGCTCTTCCACGCCTCCCACGCCAACCTCGGCACGGCGGGTACGATCTCGGAAACCACCCTCGCCGAAGCCTATCGCCTCTTCGGCAACCAGCGCGGCCTTGAGGGGCGCCAAATCAGCGTCTTGCCCCGCTACATCATCACCCCGCCGGGCGTGCGGTCGGTCGAAGCCCGCAAAAACGTCACCGCCACCACCCCAAATGCGGTGGCCGGGGTCAACGCCTTCGCCAACCGCCTCGAACCGATCGAAGAAGCCCGACTGATCCCAGCCGCCGGGCCTGACCCATGGTTCCTGGCCGCCGATCCCTCGCGGATCGACACGATCGAGTTCGCCTATCTCGAAGGCCAGCAGGGCGTCTACACCGAGACCCGTTCCGGCTTTGAGGTGGACGGCATCGAGATCAAGGCCCGCCACGACTTCGCCGCCAAAGCCATCGACTGGCGCGGCCTCTTCCGCAACGCGGGCGTGTAACCATAGGTAGTACAATACGATTCCGCCTAGCCAGCCGTTGAATACCCGCCCAAACTGGGGGCATTGAACGGCTGGACGCCACTTTCAACCCAAAGGCTCGGACATGGTGGAGCGAATTGCATTGGTGTCTTGCGTAAAGACCAAAGCCGAAAGGGCGTGCCAGGCCGGAGACCTCTACACCTCCGCCTGGTTCAAAAAAGCCAGGTCGCTAATCGAACGGAGTGGACTGATATGGTTCATTCTGTCGGCTGAGCATGGTCTGGTTGACCCAAAGACGGTCATCGCCCCCTACGAAAAGACCTTAAACAAGATGGGTGTCGGGGAACGGAAAGCGTGGGGCGAGAGTGTAATCGCCCAAATGGCGACATCGTTACCCGAAGTTGATGAGGTGGTCGTGCTGGCGGGGCAGCGTTACCGCGATGGCCTACTGCCCTACCTCCAAGGCAGGTTTCCAAATGTCTCCATCCCCATGGAAGGGCTAACAAGCGGTCGGCAACTGAATTGGTTGAGCAATGCCAAGAACATCTGACATCGACGCATTCTATGCCTTGCTCGACGCACTTGCCGCCCGCACCGGCGGCCCCCGAAGGTTGGCAGAATGCTCGGGCCGGATGGCCTGGCCCGAGCGCGGCGTCTACTTCTTCTTCGAACCCGACGAAATCTATGGCAACCGCCAGCGCGTGGTGCGGATCGGCACACATGCGCTGACCGCAACTTCGCGGACAACCTTGTGGAAACGGCTTAGCCAACATCGGGGCACCACTTCGCCGGTTGGCGGGAACCATCGTGGGTCGATCTTTCGCCTCCTCGTCGGTGAGGCCCTGATGCGCCGTGATCCCAGCTTGGCCGTTTCATCCTGGGATTCTGACCGTCCCAACGATGCATCGATGCGGATCGCCGAAAAGCAACACGAGGCGCAGGTCAGCGACTATCTGGGGCAGACAAAGCTCTTGTTCCTGCCCGTCGACGATCCGCCGGGATCGGACAGCCTTCGCGGCCTGATCGAGCGCAGCGCCATCGCGCTGCTGAGCAACTACAGCGCCCCTTCGGGGATTGAACCGTCCGCAGGCTGGCTTGGCTTCCACAGCGGCCGCGACCGGGTAAGGCGATCTGGCCTGTGGAACCAAAGGCATGTCGACGAAAGGCACGACCCCGCCTTTCTGGGCGTGTTCGAGGCAATGATCGAACGAATACCAGCAACTTGAAGCTGCAAACCGAGAGTTAGCCAAGGGGCGGTCAATCGACCGCCCCTTTGTCATTCCATCAAGAGGACCAAGGACATGAAGAACTTCATCGCAAATGGCGAAACCATCAACATCACAGCCGCGGCCGTGATCACATCCGGCCAGGGGGTGCTGGTCGGCAGCATCTTCGGCGTGGCCGAGGGGGCGGCGGCGATCGGCGAAACCGCCGTCATCCGGCTGGTGGGCGTCTTCTCGCTGCCGAAGGCCCCCTCGCAGGCCTGGACGGTCGGCCAGACGATCTACTGGGACGCGGCGAACAGCCGGACCACCAACGTCCTCACCGGCAACACCCGGATCGGCATCGCGACGCAAGCCGTGGCAGGCGGCGCGGGCGATACGACCGGCATCGTGCGCCTGAATGGGGGCGCGACCTGAAATGTCGGCCTTCGCCAACGCCACGGCCGCCCTCTTCCGCGATCCGAACCTCGCGCAGGATGCCCTGTGGCGGTCAGGCGGATCGGGCGCGCCGGTTGCCGTCCGCGTCATGCTCCGACGACCAGATGCGGTGACCGGCTTTGGCGAGGGCCGCTTCGTCACCGACAGCGTGATGATCGATGTCGAATGCGCCGCGCTGGTCGCCCTGGCTCCGGGCGACGCCTTCGAGATCGGCGGCGTGATCTATGAGATCCGGGGCGAACCCCTGCGTGATGCTCTGCGCCACGTCTGGAAGGCTGAGGCGCGCGAGGCATGAAGATCGGCGCCACCATCGACGGCGATCTGGCGGCAATCGCCACAGAGATCCTGCAAGAGGCCGAGGCCGCCGTCACCCGCGGCGTCTTTGCCGCCGGGCGGGGCCTGCGCGACAACTGGCGCGGGCAGGTTCGGGCCGCGGGGCTTGGCTCGCGCCTCGCCAACTCTGTCCGGCAGGCCGACTTTCCCCGATCGGGCACGTCTCTTCGCGCCGCCAGTCTTGTCTGGACCAAGGCGCCCGACATCCTGCACGCCTTCGATGGCGGCGTGCTGATCCGCGGCAAGGATGGCCTCTGGCTTGCCATCCCCCTGCCCGCCGCAGGCCTCACCGGCCTCGGACGCCAGCGCATCACGCCCTGGCGCTGGGAACAACGCACCGGCATGCGCCTGCGTTTCGTCTATCGCCGAAACGAGCCCAGCCTGCTGGTGGCCGATGATGCGAGACTAAACAGCCGGGGGCTCGCGGCGGCAAAAGGCGGCCGTCGGCGGCGGGATGGCATCCTGACCGGCGCGCAGACGGTGCCGGTGTTCCTCCTATTGCGGCAGGTGAAGATGCCGAAGAAGTTGGACCTTGATGGGCTAGCACGGGATGCAACGGCGCGGCTGCCTGGGGCGATCTTGGGGGCATGGAAGGGGTGACGGCTTGATTTGGACCATATGATAGTCCATATTATGCCCATCACTGGAGGCCGCCATGCAGATTTCCATCACCGAGGCCAAAGGCCATTTGACCGAACTCGTGCGCCGCGCCGAGGCGGGAGATGAGGTTGTGCTGACACGGCATGGCAAAGCTGCCGTCAGGCTGGTTCCTGTCGTCCCTGCGGTGACGCGCGATCGGCGCCGGGCGGTCATGGAAGCCGCACAGCGCAGTGCCATGGCAAAGATCACGGCCGGGGCGAGTGCTGCCCGCAGCCAGGATTTTCTCTATGATGACGATGGCCTGCCGAAGTGATCGCCGTTGATACCTCGGCCTTGATGGCAATCCTTCTGGGCGAGCCCGACGCAAACATCGCGATGCAGGTCCTCGATGAGGCGGAGGCCCTGTGCATTTCGGCGGGAACGCTCGCTGAGGCCATGATCGTGGCCGACCGCCGCTCGGTGGGCGCCGAAATGCAGCAGCTGATCGAAGGGCTGGGAATTGAAGTTGTCACCGTGACACAGTCAGGGGCCGATGCCGTAGCGGCCGCCTATCGAACTTGGGGAAAAGGCATCCATCCAGCTGGGCTGAACTTCGGAGATTGCTTTGCCTATGGGCTGGCGGCTGAACGAAACTGCCCTCTTCTTTTCGTCGGTGACGATTTCGGCAAGACCGATGTTAGGCTTGCCTCACCGCAACAGGACGAACCCTAATCTGGCATCTGAAGCCCAATCACCGGCAATCGGTCTTCGTCGCTGAGCGCCTGGTTCAATGCAAGAAGCCGGGATCTGGAAACCAGGCGCTGGCCGACCCACGACGCGGGCAACGTCGCGATTACCGGATGCTCAGGCCCGTTGTAGAAAACGGTGCCTTTGCAACGGTCGAAATCGAGATCGAAGAACAGGAGATGATCTGCCCGCGTTTCCACCGGGCGAAATGCTGGCCCCAGACCGCGGCCGGT